ATAAAAGATTATGGCGGCATAAAAACGACTGTAAAGACAGTTGTATAACATCAAAAGAAATAATTAAATTTGATGATTGTAAAATAATTCTTATAGAAGATTTTCCGTGTGAAAGGAAGGAACAATTAACAGCTAGAGAGCGATATCACATTGAGCAGAATAAAGATATTTGTGTAAATAAAATTATACCAACTAGAACTAAGAAGGAATGGGATGAACAAAATAAAGATAAGATAGTAGAGTATAAGAAGGAATACAATGAAAAAAATAAAGATAAGCGTAATGAATACTTAGAACAAAATAAAGATAAGATATCACAACAAAGGAAGGAATACTTAGAAAAAAATAAAGATAAGATAGCACAGAAGAAGAAGGAATACTATCAACTTAATAAAGATAAAATTGCAGAGCGTCGTCGACTAAAGCTATTAGCAAAAAATAATATCGAACAAGAGATTAAAGAAGATGGAACTGCAATTTAGAAAGGAACAATATCTTAAGCGAAGATATCAAAAAATAGCGAACCAAATTTTAGCATTAATATCAACACCAGAAGGATTAAAACAAGAAGTAAAGCTATCTTGCTATGGCCTCTGGCGAATATATCATCATTTAGACTTAGAATTAGATCATATAAAAACTATACTAGAAACTGACAACGGCACAAAGGAACGTAGTAGACGGCCAAGATGTAATAGCTGTGAAGATGTCCGGCCAACCAGCCCTACATTTTAAATTATAATTCATCCCACATTATTCTTTCTCCTCTTTTCTTTTTTTCAATTGCTTTCCTAATCTGATTTTCAGTAAATTCATTAGCTAGTTTTGGTGTTTTATCATTAATATGTATAGTAGGTCGACACACACTCGGCAAGCCTAATTCTCTTTGTGTTTTCCCTTTGGTTCCGCATTCATAGAATTTATCACCATCGGTAAGTGATGCAGTCAGATTTTGCCAGCGTTCCCGAGTCCAGTCTAACAATGCCCCACCATAGGCCTTTGCTGTAGCTTTTGATAATGCTAATCC